GTCATGCCAAGTCGGGTCAGTGGTGGATCGACAATCCCCAACGTGCGCTGGCCAACAACTCTGCGGCCTATACCGAGCGTCCCGACATGGAAGTGTTCATGAAGGAATGGCTTGCGCTGGTGGAATCCAAGAGCGGCGAGCGAGGCATCTTCAACCGTCAAGCTGCCCACAACAAGGCAATCGAAAGCGGTCGTCGTGATCCGTCTCTGATCGTGGGCACCAATCCTTGTGCCGAGATCAGCCTTCGTTCTGCCGGTCTGTGCAACCTGACCGAAGTGATCATCCGCCATGAAGACGGCCTGGACGATCTGCTGGAAAAGGTTGAACTGGCTACGATCCTGGGCACGTACCAATCGATGCTGACGGATTTCCGCTACATCCGGAGCGTCTGGAAAGAGAACCAGGAACAAGAGCGTCTGCTTGGCGTATCCCTTACCGGGATCATGGACCATCCGGTTCTGAGCCAAACCAGTGACATCGCTATCCATTGGCTCAAGACCATGAAGCAACGTGCTATCGACACGAATGCTGAATGGGCTAAGCACCTGGGTATCAACCCGGCTGCTGCCATTACCACGGTCAAACCTTCGGGCACTGTCTCCCAACTCGTGGATTCGGCCTCTGGTATCCATCCCCGATACTCGGACTACTACATCCGTACGGTTCGTGCTGACAAGAAGGATCCGCTGGCCAAACTCATGCGTATCCAGGGATTCCCGGTCGAAGACTGCGTGATGAAGCCGGATACCACGGATGTCTTTGCCTTCCCGGTGAAGAGTCCGGATCACTGCATCACCCGCAACGAGCGCACTGCAATTCAGCAACTCGAGCATTACCTGATGTTCCAGACCTACTGGTCTGAACACAACGTGTCCATCACGGTTTATGTGAAGGATCACGAGTGGTTGGGCGTGGGTGACTGGGTGTATCAGCACTTCGACAAGCTTTCCGGTGTGAGCTTCCTGCCTCACTCGGACCATAGCTACCAACAAGCACCCTACACCGAATGCTCTGAAGAAGAGTTCAAGGCGTTGGAAGCCAAGATGCCTTCATTCAACTGGGGTGAGTTGGCGCTGTTCGAGCAAGACGATGCCACGGTCAATACCAAGGAATTGGCCTGCACTTCAGGCGTCTGCGAAATCCTTTAACTGAAAGAGGCCCCTTCGGGGGCCTTTAAGGAAACCAATGCAATACTGCGTAGTGTGTGGACGGAACACTCCACAAAACCAGCTTCACTGTTTCGAGCACAAGCCACACGAGACAGAAACCAAGAGGGTTTCAATGTCTGAGCTTTACCCGAAGTACTTCAAGGATGTAAGCAATCTCACTGAAGTCGACGTGTACATCCTTCACCATCTGTTCAACATCCAAGATCCAAGCGGTGCGATTCAACATGCCAGCAAGAAACTGCTGCTGTCTGGTGTTCGTACCGGAGGTAAGAGCAAACGAGAGGACATCAAGGAAGCACGAGACACCCTGACTCGTTGGCTTCAGATTGATGAACTGATGAATCCTGTTTGATCCAGTTAAGGGGATCAAAGCTTTAGCAGCGGTCCCCGCTGTTTTGTGAATCAATAAGGAGAATTTCCTATGCCTCAATATCTCAACTCAAGTCAGGTTCCGCTTTCCCTTGCAGTTTTCCTGGCCAGTGACAGCTACGATTACGATGAAAACGTGATCTCCGCTACAACCCTGCTCAAGCCGATTCGTCAGATTGTTCTGGGTTCCCGCATTCCGCAGGAAGACCAGAGTGTGGATCTGATCCAACTGCTTCCTTCAAGGATCGGTTCGGCCATTCATGACGGTATCGAGCGGTCTTGGACCAACAATGCCCAGAAGGCCTTGTTCAATCTGGGCTATCCGAAGAAGATCATTGAACGAATCATGATCAACCCGAGCCAGGAAGAAGAACTTCCGGACTGGGTGATTCCGATCTACCTGGAGCAACGTGCCTACCGTCAAGTCGGGAAGCACTGTGTGTCAGGAAAGTTCGACTTCGTGGGTGAAGGCTTCCTTGAGGACTTCAAGACGACTTCGGTCTACACCTACATCCATGGATCCAAAGATGAGGATTACATCTGGCAAGGCAGTATCTACCGCTGGTTGAATCCAAAGATCATCACTCAGGACAAGATGGCTATCCAGTTCATCTTCACTGACTGGTCCAAGGTCAAGGCAATGGCTGATCCCAAGTACCCGCCTCAACGGACAGTACGCAAGACATTCAATCTCAAGTCGATCAATGAAACAGAACGGTTTGTCCAACACAAACTGAACCAGATTGATCATTACTGGAATGTTCCAGAACCACAACTGCCTCATTGCACAGACGCAGAACTGTGGCGTTCTGATCCAGTGTTCAAGTACTACAAGAACCCGGAAAAGACTTCACGAGCAACCAAGAACTTCGATTCACGCCAGGAGGCTTATATCCGGCTGGCAGAAGATGGAGGCAAGGGAATCGTGGTTGAACGCCCAGGCGAAGTGACTGCCTGCAAATACTGCCCTGGCTTTTCGCTCTGCAGCCAGAAAGATCTTCTGATCGAGCGTGGCGAACTCAACCTTCATCCATAGGAGTAATCATGCTGTCGTACGACGAAATGGAGTATCACCCTTCGGCTGAAAAAGTCGTGGAGATTCTCTGCCAACGGACCCAGAACACCGAGCCGTTGTTCTTTCGAGTTCTGGTTGCCTACTACCTTTCGGTGGTGGCTTCCCAGATGCGATGTGTCATCGCAACACCTGACCGGGGTGACATTCCGGTCAACATGTATGCGCTGAACCTGGCCACATCAGGCTTTGGTAAGGGGCACTCGACCAACATCATCGAAGAGCAGGTTGTGAATCGCTTCCGGAATCGTTTCCTGGAAGAGACTTTCCCTCTTCTGGCCGAGATGAATCTGCCCAAGCTTGCCAACAAGCGGGCTATTCGCAAGGCCACCAGCCCGGACGATGAGCTGGTGCGTGTCACCAAGGAGTTCGATAGCCTGGGTTCGATGCTCTTCTCGTTCGACAGTGGCACCAGTCCTGCCGTGAAGCAGATGCGTCACAAGCTGTTGATGGCAGATGCAGGTTCACTCAACCTGGAGATCGATGAGATCGGCTTGAACCTCACCAACAGTGCTGAAGTGCTGACCACGTTCCTCGAGCTGTACGACAAGGGACGTATCAAGACCAAGCTGGTGAAGTCCACAAGCGAGAACAGTCGCTTCGAAGAGATCCGTGGGGCAACTCCCACCAATCTCATGATGTTTGGTACGCCTTCCAAGCTCTTCGATGGTGCGGTGACGGAGCAGATGCTCTACCAGATGCTTGATTCAGGCTATGCCCGTCGATGCTTCTTTGGATACCTTCGTGGAGCCAAGAAGAACCTGAATCTGACAGCAGAGCAGGTTTTCGAGATGACTACAGCGAACACCAGCAGCACGTTCCTGGATGACTTCTCGGAAAGGCTTGAGAACCTGGCTGACATCATCAACGTCAACAAGCGCCTGCGCATGGATCGGGATACCAGCATTCTCCTGATCGAGTACAAGCTCGCGTGCGAGAAAAAGGCTTCAACCTTTGCCGAACACGAAGAGATGCGTAAGGCTGAGCTGAGCCATCGATACTTCAAGGCACTCAAGCTGGCAGGTGCTTACGCCTTCATCGATAACTCGATGGAGCTGACTCCGGCCCACTTGTACAACGCCATCAAGCTCACAGAGGAATCAGGCCGGGCATTTGAACAGATGCTCACCCGTGATCGTCCGTATGTGAAGCTGGCCAAGTACATCGCCAACATCCGCAAGGAAGTCACACAAGCAGATCTGGTTGAGGATCTTCCGTTCTACCGGGGTGGTGTGTCCCAGAAAGCAGAAATGCTGAACCTGGCCATTGCTTACGGATACAAGAACAACATCATCATCAAGAAATCTTTCTCGGATGGTATCGAGTTCCTTCGGGGCGAGACGCTGGAAGAGACTGATCTGAACAAGATGGTGGTGGCGTACAGCACGGATATCGTGAACGACTACCAGAACGAAACTGCTCCTTGGGACAAGCTGCACAAGCTTACCCAGGCGAACGGTATGCACTGGGTCAATCATCACCTGGTTGGAGGTTACCGGAACGAGGAAAACGCTGTTCCAGGCTTCAATCTGGTGGTGGTGGATGTGGATGGCGAGGTATCGATGCATACCGCGCAAATGCTGCTCAAGGGGTACAAGTATCTGATGTACACCACAAAGCGGCATACCGACGATGAGAACCGTTTCCGGATCATCTTCCCGACCAACTACAAGCTCGAGCTGGATGCCAAGGACTTCAAGGAGTTCATGAGCAACATCTACGAGTGGCTTCCTTTTGAAGCAGACACTGCAACTGGACAGCGTGCCAGGAAGTGGCTGAGTCATGATGGACAGTTCCACTACAACGATGGCGAGCTGCTCGATGTTCTGCCCTTCATTCCGAAGACCAGCAAGAACGAAGAGCGCAAGGCCCAGATGAACTCTCAACAGTCCCTGGATAACCTGGAACGTTGGGTGATGAACAACATCGGTGATGGCAACCGCAACAACATGCTGCTCCGGTACGCCATGGTGCTAGTGGATGCTGGCCATGACTTCGAGGGTATCCGCTCTCGAGTAATGGCCCTCAATGAAAAGATCGCAGACAAGCTGGATGAGATCGAAATCATGAGCACAGTGATGATCACTGTGGGCAGAGCACTCGCAAGTAAATAACCAACGTAGCTACTGGCTAGAAACCAGTAGCTAAATCAAAGGAAAAGATATGTTTCGATCCAAGAACCGTACCGTCAAGGAAGTCCTGGCTCCGTTCAACACCATGGTGGAAGAACTGAAAGCCATCGTCACGAACCGCCAGAAGGACATCGACGCCTCCAAGCGCGCCATCGTGCAAGCCCAGGCTGAGTTCACCCACTGTGAAGCTGAGATCGCTCAGGCACAAGACGCTCAGAAGAGACTTCTTGAGATCGTCTGCACGGTTATGCCTTCAGAAGAAGCACCCGTGGTCGTGCCCTATACCTGGGACAAGGAAGTTCCGGCATGAAGCATACGATCCCTGTTGCCATCAAGGCACTTCGCATGCTCGATCACCAGTTCACTGAACTGGACTATGGCACCCCAGGTGCTGCAGGCATTGATCTGCGTGCCTGCATCGATCAACCCATTTTGCTGGAACGCGGTGGTAAGTCTGTCCTGATTCCGACGGGCATCGCCATCCACATCAAGGACCCGAACTTCGCTGGATTCATCCTGCCGCGATCAGGCATGGGCCATAAACAGGGGCTGGTACTCGGTAATGGCACAGGCCTCATCGACTCGGACTACCAAGGCGAACTGTTCGTGTCTGCATGGGCACGTCCTCAAGGGGATCTGCCTGCAGTGCTTATCAACCCAGGCGAGCGTATTGCTCAACTGGTTTTTCAACCAATCGTACATGCCCAATTCAACTGGGTCACTTCGTTCGAAGAAGAATCCGAGCGAGGTGAGGGCGGCTTTGGAAGTACAGGAGTCAAGTAATGGATCTGAGTAAATCTGGTGGCCCTGCTTTCCCCTCATTTATCCAATGGGGGCCGGAAGGCGGGTTGGGCTTCGAAGGTGAACCGGCAGGAGAAGAGGGAGAGTTCACCTACTACAGTGGGGTCACTACTCGTGACTGGCTTGCTGCAACCATGGACTGTGAGTTCAATATCCATGAACCCCAACTTGCAGAAGAAATTGCAGGCCGTCCTATGCCGGACAGCTTTATTGAGCAAGTTCAATGGGCTTTTGAAGTTGAGGCAAAGCTTCGCTACATGAAAGCGGATGCCATGTTGAAAGTCCGAGAAATGTAAGGTGCCCGTCCGGGCACTTCTGCGATCCAATAAAGGAGCAATCAATGACAGTCAAAGTAAACGACAACCTGGTCCTCATTGCAGGCAAGTCTTCCACTGGGAAGTCCGCTTCGCTGATGGGACTGGAAAATCCCGAAGGGGTTATGTATCTGAACTGTGAGTCGGGTAAGAAGCTGCCCTTCAAAGCCAAGTTCAAGCAGTACGTGATCACCGATCCACTGCAAGTCTTCGAAGCCTTTGAGGCTGCGGAGAACATGCCCGACGTGCATACGATCGTGATCGACACGCTCACGTACCTGATGGACATGTACGAGTCTCTCTACGTGTACAACTCGGCCAATACCCAGAAAGCCTGGGGAGATTTTGCACAGTACTACAAGGCACTGATGCAGAACTACGTGGCCAAGAGCACGAAGAACGTGATCTTCCTGGCTCATACCTCCGACTCGCTCAACGAAGCGGAGATGACCATGGAAACCAAGGTGCCAGTGAAGGGTTCGATCAAGAACAACGGAATCGAATCCTACTTCTCCGTGGTCATCTCGACCAAGAAGGTGCCTCTCAAGGCGCTGCGTGATTACAGCAGTGATCTGCTGAACATCACTCCGGACGAAGAAGCACTGGGCTTCAAGTACGTCTTCCAGACTCGTCTTACCAAGGACACGGTAGGCGAGCGGATGCGTGGTCCCTTGGGTCTGTTTGAAACCAAGGAAACCTTCATCGACAACAACGCGCAGCTCGTGCTCAACCGCCTGCACAACTACTACGCATAACCCACCAACAACCTGCAGTACCTCTTTCAACTTCAAGGAAATACATCATGGGCATTCTCGCCGCACTCGCTACCGACGACTCGATCCAAACCGAACGCGATTCCGTTGGTTCTTCCTTTGGTCCGATCGACTCGGGCCTCTACAACATGACCGTCAGCCTGGCTTACCTCAAGACTGCTGGCAGTGGCGCACTGGCACTCGCCGTGGAACTGAAGTCCGATGCCGGTCAGATCGTCCGTCAGGACTTCTGGATGACCTCGGGCACCGCCAAGGGTGGTAAGAACTACTACGAGAAGGACGGTGAAAAGCACTATCTGCCTGGCTTCACGATGGCCAACTCGCTGGCTCTGCTCACCGTGGGCAAGGAGATCGGCCACCTCGAGACCGAAACCAAGGTGATCAACCTCTACAGCTCGGAGGCAAAAGCCGAAGTCCCCACCAAGGTCGAAATGTTCACCGACCTTCTGGGCAAGGAAGTCATCGCAGGCATCATCCGTCAGACCGTCGACAAGAACGTCAAGGACGGTGCAGGCAATTACGTGCCTTCGGGTGAGACCCGTGACGAGAACGAAATCGACAAGTTCTTCCGCATGCGCGATCGCATGACTCCTGCCGAGATCCGTGCCCAGGCCGAGAAGGCAGTCTTCATCGACACCTGGAACGAGAAGTGGGCTGGCAAGGTGCGCAACAAGGCCAAGGGTGCTTCGGGTACTGCCGGTGCTCCGAAGCCGGGTACGGGTCTTTCGGTTGCTGGTGGTAACTCCGCTGTGACCAAGAAGCCGTCCTCGAGCCTGTTCAACTAAGTGGACACAGGGGTTCGCTGTATGACAGAGTGATCCCCTGCCACCGTTGACAGGAGTTTTCCATGACTAACGTCACAATCGTTGAGGATGTGGGTCAGCTCGTAAAGCTCTTCGAAGAGTGGCATGGGATGCGTGTCCGAGGCTTGATGAAAATTATTCAAGCCGGGGAAGGCACAACAATTCAGACAGAACAGGGTCCTCTTGTCCTGACAGGTGAAAGCCTTTTGGCCTTCCGGACAGGCGTGCAGCTGTGCCTTGAACTCTTTGGAGACAGCCCACTTCTGGACGTGGAAGAACTACACAACTCAGGACCTTATGCACACTGACCCTCCGGGGTTTAATGTCGTTGGGTTTGATCCAAGTCTGCGCAACTGGGGCATCGCCAAAGGTGTCCTGATACCGAGCCAGGAGATGCAAATTCGCATCGACTGGCTCGATGTCATTCAGCCTGTACTTCCTACCGGCAAACAAGTTCGACAGAACAGCGTCGACCTTGAATCTGCCAAGCAACTCTGTGAGGGTGCCTGGAAGGCTGCACAAGGCGCTCACGCCATCTTCGTAGAAGTCCCGGTAGGTAGCCAGTCCGCAAGAGCAATGGCCTCCTACGGGATCTGTGTAGGTGTCCTGGGTGCCTTACGTACTTCAGGTGTCCCGTTCTTCGAAGTCACCCCCACAGAAGTGAAGCTCGCCTCAGTCGGAAAGAAGACGGCTACCAAGGCAGAGATGATCGAGTGGGCCAGCTTCACACACCCTGAAGCGAACTGGCCTACCTACAAATCCAACGGCAAGACCCAAATCAGCGAAGCCAAGGCCGAACACATGGCCGATGCTGTCGCTGCCATCTATGCAGGCATTGCCTGCAATTCCTTTCAACAGATGCTGTCTTTCATGAAGGCAGCTTAGGAGCACTCATGCTTATCCAACTGCGTCAATCCGAAATCGAAGCCGCCCTGAAGATGTATGTCGTCAGCCAAGGCTTCTCCCTCAACAACAAGACCGTGGACATTTCGTTCACGTCAGGTCGCAAGGACAACGGTGTCTCGGCTGATCTCGAGATCAACGAAACCGGTGTTACCGTACCTGCTGGCCCGATCAACCGTAGTTTCTGCGTTGAACCCTCGGCTGCTCCGATCGCTCTGCCTCAACTGAACACTCCCGATCAGGAAGCAGATGCTGTCTTCAACAATGAACCGGAAGGCGAATGTACTGATCCTCCGGTCGCTCAAGCCGAAGTCAAGTCCGGCGCAAGCCTCTTCAACTAAGCGAGCCTCAGCATGAGAATCCTTAAGGAAGCCATCGCATTTCTGGTATCCATCGTAGGATTCTTTGTATTCGGGGCATTTGGCCTACTGGTGCTCGCAATAGGAGCACTGGTATGGCCTGCAATGATTGGCTTGGTTGTCACTGGCTTAATCGCTGTTGGCATCAAGGAGTATTTCGAGAATAAGTCCTCGAATACTTGAGACTCGTAAACGAAGACCCCTCCCGGAAAGGGAGGGGGTTTTCCTTTACTGGCCTTACTTCAACAACGACATGGTTGCCTGAACAGTTCCCAGATCATCCAGTGTGAACGGATAGTTCAGCGCACCAATATCCAGGGGATTGTTACCGATCCGTGTGACTGCCATCGAGTCAGTCACGATCGGAAGACCGCCCAGATAGTTGTGCAGACCCACCATCATCAGTACCTGGAGCGGATGTTCCTTAACCAGACGGAACAGCACACGCTGAATCCGCAGGAAGTACTTGGTGAACATCATCAGACCCATATCATCCAGGTACTGAAGCTGACGTTGCATCGGAATGTCGTAGTTCACAAAGGAATCCGAAGCACGCTGAATCGCTTCCTCTCGGCTGAGGGGATTCCGCTTCCGTGTAGTCAGATGCTGGAACAGGGTGTAGCGAGCCACGAAGTCCGAGAGCTGCGTGGTCCGGCTAAGGAACTG